GGACTACTCGTACCTATACCAACGTTGCCTGATGAGTCGATGCGCATGACTTCTGAGCCACCAGTATTGAAGGTAATATCGTTATAAATATTCTCATTTTCAAACTGAATACGGTCATTGAACGCAGATATACGCAATTTAGCTCCGTTGGTATCTTCTAAGAAAAAGCTAGGATTTGTTGCGTTACTAATGTGCAGGTTTGAACTAGGACTAGTCGTACCTATACCAACATTACCTGATGAGGTGATACGGAGTCGGCTTGTTTCGTTAGTTTGAAAGTCTAAAGCAGTATCAAGACTGTTAATTCCTTCAGCAATAGAAGCGATTGCTACTCTTCTTCCTGATGTATCTGTTCTGCCCAAGCGTATTACAGCACTAGCACCAGCAGAAGATGATAATGCTTGGTTTGTTACATCTAAAACATTTGATACTCCATTAACATCAGTATATATCTGCAATGTAGAAGCAGGACTTGTAGTGCCTATACCAACATTTCCTGATGAGTCGATACGCACTCTTTCTGTGTTGTTTGTAATAAGGCTCAAGATGTTAGACGAGCCACTACCTTCGATAGCTGCTGTTCCACCGCCAAACCTAATTCTCCGAGCATCGTCCAGCCTAAGGTGACCGCCCGATATATCTAATTTTTGTGTAGGACTACTCGTACCAATACCAACGTTGCCTGATGAATCTATTCTCATGCGTTCTGCAATTGTGTTATTGTTGTAGGCTGACCCTGATTTTGCATTAAATGTAATAACACCTCGCCAATCACTTGAAGAAGCCGCTTGCATTCCAATACTGGCTACATAATCTGCCGTTTGTCCACTATCATCACGCATAAAGTAAAAAGGAGTTTCTTGCGATATAGTAGTACTTTTAATTGCAACATTGCCTTCTTGTATTACTAGCTTCTCACTAGGCGAAGTCGTACCAATACCAACGCGTCCTGATGAGTCTATGCGAAGTTTTTCTGAATCACCATTAACAGTAAATTGCAGAGAATCTGTTGAATGGTTGTAGTATATTCTTGATTGATTGGATGCAGATTGGTCATCAAATGCAATAAAACTATTTCCTGTATCTGAAGATTCTAATCTTATACCTGCACTTGCTACTGCATCAACTACATGAATTTCTGAAGCAGGACTAGTCGTTCCAATTCCCAATCTCTCAGCACTTGCATCCCAAAATAATGCTTGAGTTGTGCCTGTGTCGTCATAGAAAGAGATGTCTCCTGTGGCGTGGTCAAGGTTGAAACGAGAAACAGGGCTTGTTCCAGCATCATCTACAGTCTGGATGAAGAAATCCCCAACCGTTTGACGCAATCGTGTATTATTTCCGACTACATCAGTTTCGATAAGATCGACTTGCGTTGAAGAGCCTTGAAATGTTCCAGCCCCATCAACAGTCAAACCAGCAGCAGTTACTGTACCTGTAAAAGTAGGGCTTTCTTCATAATTAGAAGTGATAACCCCTGTTCCTGAATCATAAGAAAGAGCGTTACCTGAAACACTAATTGCTGATCTTGCTCTAGCATCAGTGTAATAAAGGTTGGTATTCTCAGGAACTATGCTTGTATCTAGGGTAGTAGCTACAGATTGATTTGAGCCATTGCCATAGAAGATCTTGCCTGAGTTTAGGTTTGGTGTTGCATTAGTTCTTCCTGCACCCTGTACACTAAATGTCATATTAGTGTTAGGGCTAACTCTAACTACCCTACCTAAGTTTTGAATAAGATTGCTTTCGCCTGTTGGTGGAGTATTTGTAACATTACCTGCTTCTGTGGCACTAATATATAAGACATCATTGACGCTTAATGTCACTCCAGTTTCTATGTTATTTGAACCTGAAGTATCAATACCATCTAGTGTACCTAGAACAGTCATTTGTCCAGTTGCATTATTATTAATATCGGCTCTTGCTATACCAACCGCAGGCATGGTTGATGCACTATTTGCTTTTGCTAAAGCTACTGTAGGTGTATTACCTGATAAACCTGTAACATAAACTGCTTGTCCTTTGTAGATGGTGCTTCCTGTAGTATTGCGAATAGGTGTTTGAATTGCACCATCAATATCACCTATTACTTCATCTGTAACTGTTACGCTATTGAATGTGACATCATCTGTCGTACCTACTGATTGTCCTATAGAAATAGTACCACTTGAGTAAGTGACACCAGTACCGCCTGATAGATGAGAATCTACTAAGCTATCTGCATAATATAAATTAGTTGAACCTTGAGAAAGATCATCGGTGTCATGATTAGCAAGACTAGAAACTGTACCTGTAACATTACCAGTTAATGCACCTTCAAAAGTGCCTGCAACAAAAGTTTCTGAGCCAACAGTCCATTTATCATCTGTTTCGTTCCAAAGAAGAGTTTTATTAGTTGCATCTCCTCTTTCAATTTCTATACCTGCATTTTCAGTAGGTGTGCCTGTAGCGTTAGAGTTAAATAGAATGATGTTGTCTGCAAGATTAATAGTTTCAGTATTAACTGTAGTAGTAGTTCCTGAAACAGTAAGATCTCCTGAAACTATGACATCACCAAAGGTTACATTGTCGGAAGTTCCTACTGCTTGACCAATAGAAATAACACCAGTGGTGTTGTTATAAGTAACTCCTGTACCACCTGAGATTAAACCCCTAACCTCTGCATCAGTTCTTTCTGTAAAGCTAAATACGCCTGTAGTTGAATTGTAAGAAAGATCACCTGAAGCAGATACTAAACCCCTAACCTCTGCATCAGTTCTTTCTGTAAATGATATTACTCCTGTGGTGGAGTTATAAGATAAATCGCCTGAAGCAGAAATAGCTGCTCTTGCTCTTGCATCTGTGTAATAAAGATTAGTGCTGCCTTCAGCTAAATCGTCTGTATCGTTGTTGGATAAATTATCTTCTGTAGCTGCAATAGTTAAAGTATTAGAAACATCATCGTAAGTAAGTGTGACATTGCTGCCTGCAACTAAAAGACTATTAACTCTGTCATCAACTCTTTCGTCTGTGAAATATAAATTAGTTCCTTCAGTTAAGTCTGAGGTGGATTTACCGCTAAAAGCAGAATCAAATCTTGCAGTTGTATAGTAGAGGTTTGTACCCTCAGAAAGATCTGAGGTTGAATGATTGGCTATGCTTGAAACTGTACCAGTAACATCACCAGTCAAATCTGCTGAAACTGTATTAAAGGTAACATCAGCAGTTATGCCAACATCTTGACCAATAGCTAAAGTAACTCCATTACCTGAAGCAGTAGAGGTAACACCTGTACCGCCAAGAACTGAAAGTGTTTCAGAATCTAAGTCTATAGAAATGCTTGTAATGCCATCTGTGAGGTCTAAGTCTTGAGCTGTTACTTGTGCATCAACATAAGTTTTAATTGCTTTAGAAGAAGCTAGAGTATCGTCTGAAGCAGAAACAGATGTGAGATCTGTGTCCAGAACTCCTGATTTTAAGTTATCTACTTCTAAGTTAGAAATAGTATTGCTATCTGCATCTATAGTTTTATTTGTTAGTGTCTGTGTATCAGTAAGAGTTACAACTGAGCTATCAATAGCAATAGTTAATGTATTTAAAGCACCGCTAGTATCTATACCATTGCCACCTGCAATAGTAAAAGTTTCAGAATCTAAGTCTATAGATAAAGCTCCACCTGTGTCGCCTTGAAAGTCCAGATCTTGAGCTGTAACTTGACTATCTACATACGCTTTAATTGATTGTTGTGTAGCTAATGCAGAAGCAGAATCAGAAGATAAATCGTCTTCATCTAATATTGTTGTAACTGTTTCACCAGAACTAAAAGAAAGAGAAGTAATGGTATTAACTGTGCCACCATCAATATCTACAGTGTTTGAGGTAGTTATTGATACTGGTAAAGTAATCCATGCATTATCAGCACTGTTTCGCATTTTGAGTAGATTATTAGTTGTATCCACCCAAAGCATGTAAGCAGTAGTAGTTGTTGGCTCTGTAGCTGATGCATTGTTAGAAAGTATTGCTGATAGAGCATTATTTAAGTCTGCTCTAAAATTAGCACCAGTCTGATTTGCTATATTATAATCGTGAGTTGCCATTTAAAATCCTCTTCCCCTATTGTAGTTTATGTTGGTTGTGTAGGAAATACTACATCATCAATATTGTCGTTCTCTGTGTATTGAGATGGTAAATCTCTTAATTGTTGCCTGTAAGTTGCCCACTCTGCTTTCTTTGCATCAGATAAAGGCGAATCAATCATTTGTGTCCAATCAGATCTTCTTAGTCTAAGATCTCTATATATTCTTAATTCTTCTAATACTGGAAGAATCGAATCATTATTACCATTGACTATTTCGCCATTAACAACTTTAGAATTCTGTATTAATTCAGGATGACCTTCTATCCATTGCAAACCATCTTCAGGACAAGAAACATCCTCAAGACCTTCTTGCACTGTTTGGCAATGTTTTATATTGCCTTCTGAATCGTACCAACTTATCTGTTTCATCATTTGTAATTCACTATAACTTGTATGCCACTTATGCCATAACTTCTAGTGCTATAAAGCACTCCAGTTCCATTAGTTTGTAGCGTTACTCTATATTGATAATAATAATCTGCTGTATAAGCATCGTTAGCAATAATAGATTGCAATGCTTCTCCTGTTTCACCCCTTGCTCTAATTGTTGCAATGGTTGAATAAGCAGCAGAACTTACACCACCGCTAGTTGATGCACTTCTTCTTTGTACTTGCAGCTCACACCAGTCAGCAGTAGAACTACCTGAGTTAGCATTAATATAAGTATTGCCAATAACAAAGAAAGTATTGCCTGTAGCAGATGGTGCTTGAAATACACCTGTAGTAACAATAGCTGTTTGAGCTAAATTATCTACATACCAATATCCGACACTACCTGTCGCAGTTGCAAATACTGAAGTTGCTCTATCAACCAATTTAACTGTAGTTACAGCATCGGTAGCAAGCTGAGTTGTATCTACGCCACCGCTTTTAATTATTAATTGACCGCCACTATTTTCTAAAGTAATTCCATCTATATTTAATCTTGATGCAGATAAAGTTCCTGTTGTTATGTTGGTTGCCGATAAATTAGTAACAGAAACTAATGAAGCATTAATAGTTCCTGTAGTTATTTTAGAGCCGCTTATAGTGGTTACATTATTAGCAATCGCAGTTTCTACATCGTTTGCATCAAAATCTGTATAACCTGCATTATTGGTAAGCGTTGTAATATTATCACCGCTTACAATAATAGAGCCTGCTGTAATTACACCGCTAACATCTATTCTTGCTGCTGCCACAGTTCCAGTAGTTATCGCACCACCGCTTATTGAAGTCACATTAGAATTAACTTGACCGCCATTAATATAAGCAGAATCATTCGTAAGATTAGAAACATTATCTCCGCTAACAATAATGCTTCCTGCTGAGATAACTCCTGAAACATCTATTCTTGCTGCTGCAACTGTACCAGTAGTTATAACTCCACCACTTATTGAAGTCACATTAGAATTAACTTGACCGCCATTTATGTAAGCAGAATCATTGGTTAAAGAAGAAACATTATCTCCTGAAACAATAATAGATCCTGTAGAAATAATGTCTGATACATTTAGTCTTGCTGTAGCTAAAGTTCCTGAAGTAATACTTGCAGCAGATATATCACCAAATACTCCTGAAGCTGAAGTTAAACTTCCTGTTGCTATTTCTGATGCAGTAATTGTGTTTGCTGTAATTTTTGCTGCTGTTACTGCATTAGCAGCAAGTTTGTCTGTAGTTACTGCACCTGTGTAAAGTTTGTTTTCTGTAATTGCTCCTGCTGCAATGACATCGCCCTGAATTGCATCCACAGCTATCTTGGCATTGGTTACCGCATCATCAACCAGTTTAGCTGTAGAAACTATTGCATCTTTTAAATCTGCTTGAGCAACTGGTGCAACGCTAACACTAAAAGTAAGAGTTGCAGCATCGGATTCTGAGCCTACTGAATTGATAGAAGAGACGGAAGCAACATAGTTAGAGCCTACTGGTAAGAAATTACAATCAACAAATTCATCATCAACAATCTTATTAAGTAGTTTGTTGCTTGAAGCATCTACGATAGAAACCCTGTATTCGTAATTAGGAAAGTCTGTTGGTTCGTTCCAAGAAAGAAAAGGTCTTCCTGTTGAGCTGCTATTAGAATCAGTAAATGCTAATCCTGTTGGAGCTTTAACCTCAAATCCTGCAGGTATTCTTACAATATTTTCTATGTTTTCTTGTGGCGGTGCTTCCCAAGTATAAATGTCCAGATATTCAATACACTGCACATCCACTAATCCATTAGGTTGTAATGCCATTGCTTCAACTCTAAATAGCTTTCCTGTAAATCCTACAGGTGTATAAGCAACAGTAATGACATCTCCGACTTTAACTTTGTAAAGCTCTGGAGTACCAGTAAAGCTAATAGTCATTTGGTTTCTTGATCTACCAAGTATTGCTTCACCCATATTGTAAGCAACGTACTTATTAACTATATAAGGAAAATCTACAACCAGTTCTAATTCTTCTCCACCATCATCTGATTTGTAATTAGGTGTCGCATCATGAAATACAGTGACTGTATCCATTTCGTATTTCTTTAATGCATTGAAAAATTGAACTACTACTTTGTTTGCTTTTTCTGATTTGTTTTCATAGCTGACGGTTATGCCATTATCGCTAACAATATGGTCATCTGTAACTGTGAATGTAGAGGATGCTGTATCTTCTAAGGTTATTTCATATTTACCATCTATGTAGTTAAGAATACCTCTCATATTGCCTAAGAGTTCTTGTGTATTCTCTAAGACATTTTTGTTGGTATCTACAACACCATTACAATGAAATCTTTTTACCTTAACTAATGCAGTTCCAGATTCATTGGTGTAATTCGCTGAAAGAGTATCATTAACAACTACCTGATAGGTTGGATTAGCTGCATCGTATTCTTGCCATCTAGAAGAATCAATAATATCTACTGCATCAAATTCGGTAGCAGCACCTGAATCTACTAATGTTAACTTTCCACCAACTTTTGAATTTGCCCAAGTGGTTGCATCAACGTTAATAAAATTATTTCCAGACGTTCCAGAGAACGTAGCTGAAGATGCTGTACCGTCATAATCTGGAGTATCTTCTAATTCGTCTGATGTGCTTGCTGCGGTTTGAAATGATTGTAAGTTAACCGCACTGCTCGCAAGTCCTTTACCGTATTCATCGTCTCTTAAATAATCCAGCAAACAAAGAGCTGCATTATCTGACCATTCAAACGTACTTGGTGTGTCGTACCTGTGACTACCAGAGCCACCAGATATTGAGCCATCCTTTCTAGGGTCATAAAGTTTTTTACCTCTAACAACTACAGTGAGCTGCGGAATGCTAGAAAACATTCCTCTACTATCATATTCAAAAGATGCTGCAATATAAGCAACTCCTCTCAATCTATGGTTTGTAGTCCATTCTGTAGGAACTGATGCATTAAGCATGGGGTCTGCTGTTTGATCGCTTGCTCCGTGATGAGCATTAAAAACCATTCTGTATCTTTTTGTTGGGTCAGTTCCTTTTGGTTTTGCATTTTCTTCTTGCACCCTTCCCACCTGAGATGCTGTACATAAAGAGCCTGCACCAGAAGCTATTTTATCTGAGCCTGCATAAAATCCCTGTCTAAATACTTTCGTATCTTTAATAGATACACCATTGATTTCAATAGTATCTAATTCAATCTCATCTACTTCTCCAACCGATAAAGCATAGACCACAAATAAATCTTTACTTCTGCCATCATGAGTATGTAAAAAAGCTAGAGTAGAACCTACTCTTCTTCTTCCGTAAATGACTGGTATCTTTCCACCTTGAGCAGTTTTTTGACCTAGAATTGCCTGACCTTTTGATAAAAGTTCTTGACCTTGTCTGTATGCTTTAACACCTGTTCCAACAGTTATAACAAAAGCTGCAAAATCTATATATGTTTTATATTTTGCATAAGTTGCTGCAACTGCTTGAAATACTCTTACTACACTTTGCCAAACCATTAGTCAGCACCCCATCTAATATCTTCTTTTGTTTGGTCTGCATATTCAAAACCAACATCTCCAGAATAAACATTTTGTTGAGATTCATCTGTAAAATGTCTTCCCTTTTTTAGATTCCAGTTTGCCCAGTGATTAGAAACTTGCATAGTTAGATTAGACATATTTCTTGTTTCTTGTATTGATACAGAGCTAATGAAACCAGAAAAATAAGTAGTAGCATCTACTAATGCTTCATTGCTATCAAAGAAGGCAATATAAATATTACAAGTAACATTAGTATAATCGCCGTTTTCAATTAAATTTCTAACATCAGAAGTAACATTAGATAACACAATATTTATTTGTTCTGATTTAGCTTCTCCAGTTTCTGTGCTTGCATCAATAGAAACATATTCACCGCCTGCTTCATAAGAATTAGAATCATAAGTGATATCGCTATAATGATTGGTTACTCTGAAAGGTGTTGAAAAATTAAATTCTAGAAGAAAAGCAATTTTATTAGCATCGTTTGCTATTTGAGTTTGCAAACCTGAGCTAATTGATCTTGCCATTATGTGATAACTTCTCTTACTTCAAACTGTATGCTGTAAAATCCAGATGGGTCTGTAGCAAATAAAATTTCCTCAGATGTGAGATAAACTGTAAAACTTGGTTTATTGACTGTGACCGCTTCATTATCTGCTAATGTTGTTACAAGATTTGGTTCTATTAATACTGTAGCAGCTCCAGTTCCGTCAGAATCTACGTCTGCTTGAACCATATAAACCTTTGAATGACCTGCAAAAGAAATAAGATCTCCTGCCTTTAAAACACCAGATGTTGATGTAGAGAAACCGTCTAGGTCTATTGTTCCATCTGAAGCTGAATGAGCTGATACTACTTGTATATCTGTTTCTGCCTTGTCAGCTCCTCTATTATCTGTTGGATATTGAATAGTAAAAGTTTCAAATCCACCTTTTTGTTTTTGTAAAAAGGCAAATACATCCATAGCATTATCGTATTTTAATGGTGGCATCTGGACTGTGAATGTGAAATATTGTGAACCTATTTGCCTTGCCACCCTTCTACCAGAAAGACTGTGATTCATGATCACTGGTCTTACGTTTTTAAATTCTAATGCCCTAAACTTAGGACTTGTAGGAAAAGCACCACTCATACTACACCCATCTTACCTCTTTGATTCATAGCGTTATTGATAATAGCTGTGATCATTCCTTTTCTTGATGCAAGCAATTCATCAAATCCTGCTGCATCTACTGTTGATATATTAAAGTTTACAGTAGCTCCATTCATGCTTTGACCTCTTGTATGATCAATGACGGTTTCATTTGGATGTAGAATTGCAGGGAATCCACCCCTGCCATCTATTCCACCTGATCTAGAACCCATTCCAGTAAAACCACCGCCCTCTAAACTTGGAACAGATAAAGAATTGGTAAATGATGCTGCTTTAGAGGTAGAGCCTTCAAGCGTTGCACTAATATCTTTTATACTTCCTGTTACCATTCCAACTAATTTTTGAACTATGAATACATTGATTAATTCATTAAAAACAGCTCTAGCAACTGAAGTTGCCAAGTTTTTAAAGTCTAAAAATTGTTTGCTTGTATAATCAAAAAAGTTTTGAAATGCATTAGTAAGTTGACCCTCAATTGTGTCAGCAAAATCTTTGGTAATTTGTATAGCATCTTTTAAATCATTTTTAGTATTATTGCTTAAATCTTTAAGTGCATTATTTAATTTTTCTTCTATATCTAACTGTTTCTCTTTTGTTTGAATTAATACATCAATATCTTCAATATTTTGTTTATGTCTTTTTATATCTTGTTCGTATTTAAATGCACCAAATCTTTCATATTTTTTTTCTGCTTCAAGCAATAAATTTACTTGTTCTATACGTGATTGACTTAATTCCTCAATAGTTGTGCCAAATTCTTGAGAATTTTTATTGGCTATCATCATGATACTAACTAATGCAGCAAAACCAGTGGCAAGCAAACCAATTGGATTAGCCATGATTGCAACTTTTAAAGCAGCTAAAGCAGAAATTAAAGAAGGAATAGCTGTAACTGCTAAAGCTGTGACTGGAATAATTAATAATTCCATGTTTTGTGCTACATAATTAATTCCAGCAGCAACATTTCCAAATGCATTGGTTGAAGAATTAAAGTCTCCAACTAAAGTGATAAATTGAGTTCTAAGATTACCTATGGCTTGTCCAATGGTTGTGTTCATATTTGCAACAGTTTTGGATGTCTCTGCTGTTGCTGATATAAGTGTAGGCAATATATTTTGTGCTGTAATTTTTCCTGCAGCACCCATTTCTCTTAACTGACCAGTGGAAACACCCAAACCTTTAGCTAATAATTCAGCCAGAGCAGAGTTCTGCTCCATAACAGAATTAAGTTCATCACCTCTAAGAGTTCCAGATGCTAAACCTTGAGCTAACTGTCTAGAAGCGTTTGCAGCTTCAATAGCTGAAGCACCTGATATGATAAATGTATTGGCAACAGTTTGTGTCGCATCGGCAACTTGCTGCTGAGACAATCCCATTTCTTTTGTTGCAAAAGTAATTTTTGCAAACAAGTCACCAACCGCATCAAAATCACTTCTTGATTCTAATGCAATTCGTTTCATATGTGCCATAGCTTGTGCTGTTCCTTCAGCAGTACCAGTTAAAGCACCCATTCTGTTTTGTAGGTTTACAAAGGTATCTCCTGCTTGAATTAACTCTCTAGCACTAAAAGCAGCTATGATCTGATTTCTTAGACTTCTAATAGAATCTTGAGTAGAATCTATGTCTCTCTTAAATTTATTAAAAGCAGAACCTGTTTCGTTCCTTGCTGTTAGTCTAATTTTGTAATCAGATTTAGGCATTTTGTTTTTTAATTTCCTCTTGTTGTATATTTAGATAAGCAATCCAACCGTTAAATTCTTCTAAGGTCATTTCCTCAATTTCAGCAACAGTTTTGTGTAATCTTTCTGCTAGAGCATACATAGAATATAGCTGCTTATCTTCAGCTACTTTTTTTGCATCTCTCCTTGCGATATATTACCCATTATCTCAGTTGCCACTCTCACCAAAACACTACTATCGACATTATTTAATAATTTATTTTTATGCTCAATAGTAAAATACTTATCTCCATTTTCATCTAATGCTTTGTATATCAAAACATATACAAGCATCTCAACCTCATCATCTTTAGCAAGTTTCATAAACTTCTTCATATCAAATAAGGTGATGGGTTCACAAAATATTTTCATAGGTTGTTCGCCATCACCCCATTCAGGTACTTCAATAAGTTTTTGTCCTTTGCTCTTATAATGAGCTACTAGATTATCTATTGCTGACATTTTCTTATACTGTTGTTGATGTTAATGCACCAGAACCCTGCACAGAAATCGATGCTTCTATAAGACCATCATATGAAGCTGATCTTGAAACGCCTGTGACAATAGCCGTACCAGTATAATAAGTGTCACCAGATGTATCTCCTTCAGGATAAACATTCAATGTAACCTCTGAACCTATGCTTAAAGCACCTTGTCCATTGGTATCAGTTTCATCCCAGAACACATCTAAACTTCCAGAAAAAGAAGTTAGTGATGTTTTATAAGTTCTAGCACTATCACCCATTGAAGTATCTTCAAGAGTATCAGCAGATTCTTCTATAGAATAAGATCTAATCTCAGCTACAGAATTAGCTCCAACCTTGATAATACCTTCGCTACCTTTATGTGTCGCCATTTTCAATTACCTCGTCTTTCGACTTTTTAGAAGAAGATTTAATTTCTTTTTGGGCTGCTTCTTCTTTCCAACCCTTATTCTTTAGACTTTCAACCTTAGAAGGATGAGCATCTATAGAAACTTTTCCATTTGGACTAATCATTTTCATTTTTGTCTCCTAAACTGCTGTTTCAACATCTTGTTCTTGAGTATGATACTGAACCAAGAATGTCATATTTACGTAACCCAAAGGCTTTTCGCCTTCTCCATTAAAATTAATTTCAGTAGAATTGATGAATGCATCTTTTGCAATACCACCTAATGTTACGTCTGCCGATATTGCTTCTTCTACCTCTTTACATATTGTATCAATAGTATCGTCAAAGTTGATAGTAGCTTTTGCATAGCCTTCTACTGCAACTTCTAGCTCTCTCATTAATACTCTGTTTGTTCCTATAACCATAGGTTCTGAGCTTTCTGACTTTGTATAAATCACTAAAGCAGGTAATGTTTCAAGAGGATAAACCCTTGATTCAGTTACGTTAGAACCTGTGGTTGTTAAACCAGTTAATGTAGTTCCAAAGTATTCTCTGATCTGTTGTCTTACATGAGACATTTATACTTCCTCTAGCTCCATAGCTGTAAAACCTGTTCTGTCTGTTTGCACATTTACTATCGTGTAAGTTTGTGCTGCTTTTAATATATTTCCTTCTATATCAGTAACAGCACTTGCTGCTAATGTATCTCCGTAAGATGCATTAGGTGCATCTACGGTTCTGCAATAGGCAATAGGTTTTAATGCTTCCACTCCTATGCCTTCTTCTTGTTCTACGTATTCATTATTTAAGATAATGTTAATCGTAGAATCTACATCGTTTCTTGTATAAGTTGCAGTAATTGCATGACCATAATTGATATCAAGGTAAGCACTCATATCTGCTTCTGTCTCCAATCTAAATTGAGACATTATTGTTCCTCAAGCACAAGTGAAACCATGCCTGTGTTATCTGGCTCGACAACTCTGACTCTGAATTCTGTTTGTGCTTTTAAGACATTACCTTGATCTGTGGTAATTGCATCAACAACAATTTTGTCGTTTTGTGAAACATTAGGTGCATCAGAATATTTAATGATTGCTCTAGGTTGATGACCTGCAACATTGACCGATTCACCTTGTATGCTGAAATATTCTTGGTCAATGATGAGTTTTATAAAGACAGATAATCCATCATCTATAAAACCAAGAGTATCTATTAAGGGAAAATCATCAAATAAAACCCCAGTCTCGAAAAATGTTGCAGTTACTCCGTGTCCTGTTGTGGTATCAAGATAAGAAGTAAAATCTGCAGCACTTTCGATAGGTGGCATTATTTTTTAGCTCTTTTCTTAGGAGCTTCCTCTGAGCTTTCTAAACCCACGCTTCTATTTTCTTTTTTTGGTTTAGCTTTTTCAATGTGTGGAGCAGCTTTGCCATAAGCACATAGCTCATAACCTACGTCTTCAGGAAGTTCAACCACATCTCCTGCTTTGACTCTTTCGCCTTTTGCCACTGTATCTTGTGTAATTAAAAATTTTTTCATATTTAAGATGGGGGGATTACTCCCCCCATTCCAAGTAAGCATTAACTATTATGCACCGTCATTAGATACACAGAAGCTAACAGCATGTCTAACTGCTACATCAACTGTTTGAAGAGCAACGATTCTGATAGAACCAGTGTTAGATAAGCTGTAAGGGTCAACTGTGATATCAAGAGAACCATACATACCAATTAATAGATCACCAAAGTTACCAAAGTAGAAATCACCTGAAGTAACTTGATTTGATCTAACTACGTTGTAGCCATTCATTCTGCCATCTGGCTCAACTACAAATTGACCACTACCTGAATCTTTAGAAGTAGTTTTCAATGTACCGTAGTCAGCAGGCTTACAAATGTAAGACAAGTTGCCAAGTAAAGCATTGTCTGCTGCAACTGCAGATTCCATTCCAACGATCTCAGCGAAAGTTGGATTAGCTGCTGCAAATGTAGTTGTGTTAACACCAGAAGTGTTTTTGACACCTGTAGGCTGTCCTGAAGAACCAGAACCTGCTAATGCACCCAAGTCAATAGCGATAGCAATTGATTGAGTAAGGTCATCTCTGATCAAGTTCTCAATGTCTAGTGAGCTTTGTTGTAAAAGCAATCTAGTAACATCTGTGAAAGCACCAATCACTTTAGGTGACATGGTTACGCTTCCAGATGTGAACTCTGATTCAGAAGCAGCGTTTCCTTCAGTAGCAATCCAACCACCGCTAGAAGCAGCAGTTTTCTTGGGTATAACTACAGAGCCTTGAAGACCACGTAACATAGTTGCACCTGCAGCCATAACTGAAGATTGGTTTCTTAGAACGTCAATGAAATCTCCACCTTTGAAATCCTGAGGGATTAAAGTTGAATCATTAGAAGAGTTAAGATCTCTTCGACCCCATTGAGCTAGAACGTCTGCAGGAAGCATGATGCCTTGTGCAGTTGTTCTATTTTGTCTAGCAGCTTCTTCTGAACATTCAAATTCAAATGCTGCATCTGCTTGAGCTTTTCTGTCAGTTGGATTAGCTAAAGCTCTAAGAGCTTTTACTACGCTAAATCTTTTGACTTCTTTAGCTGTCATACCTATATCTGATGGTGTTTCTAATGGTTTGTCATTAGCGATATTCTCTAAGAGGACACCTCTAAATTCTTCCACAGAAATACCTTCAGAAATTGCTTTATCAGCTAGATCTCTTTTGTTGTGTCTAACAGCTAGATCAATGATCTCTTTAGAGTTTCTTTTGAACTCAGCTTTAGCTTCTTCAACAGTTTTAGATCTAACCTCGTCAAGATTAATATCTTGTTTAATTTGTTTTTCCATTTTTATTTCCTGTTTGAAATTAAGGTTAGTTTCAGAACGACCAACTCCGACAGCTTTTGACTGATCTGCAGGTACTGCAACTGAACTTACCTCTAAAGGTGTCCAGTTAGCTCTGTAGTAGTCTCCTTTGTCATCGCTGACACGTTCCATTTTATTTATTTTGTATCCAACGGATATATTCATTCGAATTCCGTCTTTTACATCTTCAAACACTTCTTGAGCAAGAGCAGATTTTCCAAATCTTACTACTGCAATTGTCCTCTTAGCAGTCTCGTCTAGTTTGAACTCTTCGATAACACCAATTTGCTTGGTCATATCATGATCTAATAGAAAAGGAGCAGTTCCGCTTGACATAAATTCCATGTCAATATCTTCTGCTCTGTGTCCTAAGACTTCTCTTCCAAAACTTCTGTCTACTGGTGATTCAGAAGATACACCAACTCTGACCCTGCGATTTTTTTCATCAATATGATCAGCTCTGGAAAGATCAATAGTTCTGTATCTCATAAGATCAACTACTTTTCTCTCTTCTTCCTCATGCATAGAATTCTCTTCATCCACTATTTCTACTGGCTCAGATTCTTCTATATCTTCTTTGTGTTCTTTAGCAAACGAGATAACAACAGAGTCATCGGTCTCATTCACTTCAAGAATATGTCTGTCTTGTTTACTATCCATTGTTAACTCCTTGTCGGTTGATAGTGTGCCTTCTTCTAATTTATCAGATAATGCCTTTTCTTCAATAGCTTCTTCAAACTCAATATAATTATAATCATGTTCTTCTAGCCATGCCTTAGCTTCATCTGGTGTAAACTTACTTGAATCGAATCTTATTGATTGAACTTCTGAGCTTCGATCTTCTAATATTCCATAAATAACGTGTATGCCTGAACCAAACTCATCATTATCTCTTGCAAATTCAACGTATTTATCTGGATTATTAATTCTTGCTGCATGTTCGTTGGGATATGGTCTAGCTTCGTACATTCTTTCGTCTTCTTTCTTTAATCTTTCAACAATCTGTCTTGACCAAGAATAGCCTTCGTCACCCGACCACAATGCCCATGCAATCCTGCCATTAGATGGATATCCGTCTTCTCCTTGAGAGAATCCTTCAGCTTGCTTATCTACTTCATGCCTTGAAAAGAAGCTATACATTCTTTTGACGGTGGATTCAGAAAGATTCTTTCCATTAACAATATCTCTTGCTCTAGCGATACCAACTTCAGTACCACCTCTGCCATGTTCTCTACGCCAATCTAAACCTCTTTGAGCTTCAGTGACCATTCCTTCAGTTGGTTTATAGCTCATCGTCATCTCCACCTTGTATCTTTGCTTCTACTGGCAACTTAGAGCCAAAAGGTTGATAGGCTAATTCGATATCATATTGTTTAGCTAACTCTATTTCTTTTTGATGTTGTTCAAATAATTCTTCTGTATCTCTTCCATAAGAAGCAGAAATATCAGAATAAGTAAGCGTTCCGTTTTGTAATCCAATCACGTTAGCTTGCATTTCTTTTAGTGGGTCTATCCAAGCAAAACTTCTTGGAATAAATGTTACCGCATTAGCAAATTGATCAACTTTAGAAACAGGAAGTTTAATATAGTTTGTTGAAACTGCCATTTCTAACCATGATCTGAATATTGGCTCAATGAAGTGTTCGATTACAAATTGTTGATAGATCTGATACATACTGCGATCTTCTAAAGCTCCTTGTCTGATAGAGCTGTAGTTCACAGAAGTTAAATCGTTAGAAAGTGAATGATAAGAAATGTTTAAACCAGATGCGATACTTCTAAGCACAGTTTTTGTGAATGATTCAAAAGCAGATGTAGGATGGTTTGGGTCAAATGCTCTAAAGTCCATTCCTGCAGGTAGTTGCTCAAAGACACCTGCTTGAGCATTCATAGTAGGACTGAATCCGTCTTCGTATTCACCATCACCAACGTAACCGTCACCATCTGGACTTACAAAGAATCCCATCTTACTTGCAGATACACGTGCTGCAACTACCTCTGCTTCCATATAGCCTGAATACATTTTGACATTAGCCATAGCTGTTGCAACCAAAGAAACACCTCTAGTTTGCTCTGCTCTCTGTGGTAAGAAAGCATGAATGATTTCATCAGCAGGCACTCTAATGTGTTGGTTCTTGTTTAGGTAGGTTCTTTCGTAAGGATGATCTTTATAAAGGTGATAAGCAATAGGTGTATCAAACTTATCTACTTCAACACCCATCTTGATACGATTACCAGTTTCTTTGTAGTAATCATTTTTATTTTCATCCAGATGATCTGCTTCTAAGAATTGAATTCTAAATCCAAAAGGTGATTTGAGATCTTTTATTTTTCTGATTAAAACTTCACCATCTCTGCAAAGAGATTCAATAAATATTTTCTGACAATCTAAGAATGTTAATCTTTTGTTAGTTGTGCAATTTCCTAATCTTGTCCATTCGTTCCATGCTTCCTCAATGGACTGGTTAGCTCTTAGGTCTAGCTTACCCATGTTAACAGGGTCATCTAGTCTCGCCTTAGAGCTAACTCTTATGCCATGCTTACCGATAACATTAGACACCATCAGATTTAAGTATCTAGCAATATAGCTATCGTTTCTTGCTAACTCTCTTGCTCTGTCTCTAAGGACTCGTATGTTGTCTTTTATTTCAGCATCAGCACTGGTAGAAGTAGTTAAAAAATCTGCAAATAATCTTCCTGCATTAGCACCAGAATAAGATCTTCTATAGGCTTGACGTTTTTTTGCCTTGACTTCAGTTCTATTAAAGATGTTGTTATACCATGCCATTATTTATAACTCTTAGGTGTTGTGACGTTGTGTCCAAAATTAACTTTTATTGTATTTCCAGAACCAAGACCGTTTTTGATTCTAGCTCTTTTTACTTCTCGTAAATATTCTGACTTATATCTATCTCTGAATGTTAAAAGTTCATTGATAGACATTCTTGATAATGATCTGCCTGCTATGCTCATGGATTGCTGATCCATAGTTGCTCTATTTTCAATCACAGCTTCAATCGCATCTAGAACTTTCTTTGCATGACTTCTAACTGAAGCAGAAGTAGTTGCATAGTTGTCTTGTACTTCTACAAAACCTTCTTCTAATTTAATTCTAGCTGAGTCTGAACTTCTGGTGATGTAAGAAATCCAGTTGTAGTTGCCTTTAGAATATGAAGAGGTGCTTGAGGTTGAAATTATGTATTCATCTCCTGACTCTGTTGCAGTCAAAGTAAAATTAGATGCAGTTGCACCATCAATTAAATTGAATTCATAAGATAGTGAGTAATCTGCTACTGGATAATCGCTAGCAAGATCATCTCTTTTCCATGCCCAGAAATCCCCAAGCTGTAATTCGCTAGGAACTTGAGTAGGATAATTTGTCAAATCAAATTTGTTAGCCAAACAAAAACCTCGTTTAATTTAGATATATCCAAGTAAAACACTATGGTCTATATGGGAAATGTCAAGATTATTTCCAAGAAGTAGCGAAATTAGGTCTATTTATGGGTCTTTTTAGTCTATTTTCATGTTTTTCTTGTGGTTTTGACTCATTAGTCAGTATTTTTTCTTCAATGATGTCAAAGTTGGGATTCAAGATGTAGATAGCTGCAAAATTGTAAACCAATGTATCCAATGCTTCGTTTCTTGGTCTAACTTGCTTCCAAACAAGAGTTTTCCTTCCTCTTACAAACTTTGTGATTCTTTTTTCTGCTGTGAGCTGCTTAAAGTATTCCTCGTCTAGATCTGAACAAAAATTTAGCGTTGTATTTTCTTTGTCGGTAGACAATCTTGCAAAAATTGCTTCTTTTGCTGTGTCAGTTCCAACTGGATAAAGAACAGCTTTATTTTTACCAACAAAAGTAGGTCTATTTGCAATTGCTTTACCAGTTTGATTTGAACCCTTGATTGCAAATACCCTTCTACCCTGTCTTGCTTTAGTGAATTCATAAACTCTTTGAGTATGATGACCACCAGAGTCAACGGTGCAACAAGAGATGGGAATCATTCTATCGCTTTCAGTTTTAAATCTTTTCTTGAGATAAGCATCTAAATCGTTCCAAACATTAAATGCATTTGGGTCTCCCCAAAGAATCTTATAATCCAAGACCCACGCTTGATAGTTTTTACCCCATCCAACGGTTTGTAATTCCAATCTATCTTTCTGAACGTCAACACCAGTAGTCAAAATTAAAACATCTTCTGGAACTGAGGTGTGATCATAGTTCAATCTACGTTCAAGAAGTGTTTCATACTCAACAGCTTCTCCTTGTTCTTCCCAAGTTTCACCAAGAGCTGTATTGACCCACGTCTTTAATGTTTCTGGATTCTTTTTAGATTCAAGAAATGCTTTAGCCATCTGACCCCAAGTTGACCAAACAGAATAAAGCTCTGAGATATGGAATCCTGCTGTTTTGAAACTTTCTGCTGTTGCTCTCCATTCACCATTCTTAATCATCCATTGCTTTTTAGATTCTTCAATGACTGAACCGCATTCTTCGCAGGCATAAGTAGCAGTTTCAGGCTTGTCTTCTTCCCAGACTACGTTTTTCCATTTCAAAACTTGCATATGTTGGCATTCTGGACACGGAACATAGTAATAACGTTTATCTGATTCTTCGAATGCAGCTTCAATTGCTGATAATCCTTTAATGGTTGGTGTGCTACACATGTAGATTTTGCGATTTGCGAAAGTCTTGGTTCTAGCAATAGCCAAAGATATAGGCGAACCTTCGCTTCCTGCAGAAGTTTCCCAACGGTCTATCTCATCCATTAAGAGGATTCTGATACTTCTACTAGCCAATCCACTTGGCGAATTAGACCCAACGATAGTACAACTACCACCTGCGAACTTCTTATGCATAGTTGTATTGCCACTATCTCTGCTTTTTGAGTCTTTTACACAGTCTCTGATCTTTTCTGTGTCTCTAATCATTGCTGCAAGTCTGTCTTTTGAGAATGCCTGACCCATAGCAAGAGTAGGTTGCACTATAAGCATAGGTGATGGGTCTTGATCTATGTAATATGCAATGGAGTTTAGCAGAATCTCCGTTTTGCCGACTTGTGCTGAGGTCATGACCACAATTCTTTCAATATTAGGGTCACAGAATGAATCCATGATGTCTCTTTGATATTCTGCCCTATCAGTTCTCCACTGACCTGCTTCAGCAGATGCTTCAGGTGAAAGTTTGCGATAGGTATCTGCCCAAGAACTAATCTTGAGATTCGGTGGAGCTGCCCATATCTGGTTCGTCTCCTGTATCACCTTTTCTATATTTCTTAGGTATTCCATTGTTTGCTAGTTCATCCAATGCTTCGTGAACTCTCTCCTTTATGACTTGTTCTGCTTCAGCATAGTTATCCACAGAGATTACTTGATGTGCAATTCTTGTGGGTAAAGCTATTAACTTTGCTCTAGCGTTAGATACATATTCAATCCATGTATCTTGTACCAATTGAGCAGGAATAAGATTTCCTTCTAACTGCTCTACTTCTAATTCTGCCTTTCTTGCTTGAGCTGCAGTAAGTTTGGTCTTCTCTTCTGCAATATCGCCTGTACCAGATCTTTTATGGTATCCACCCAGTTTTCTAAGGTAAGAAATGTAAGCAATCCTGCAAACATCCATATTTAGCGGACTTTTACCCATTTTAGAGGGCAAAATACCGTCTCTAATGAGTTCTGAGACTCTTTTAACTGATAAGTCTAAATGTTCAGCAACTTCTCTCTGTGTAGCCATACTTTGCTCTAATTACCTTAGTTGAGACAGACTGACACTAGGAA